GCATGTTAAAGTAACATGCATTTCTTTTTGACGTGACCCTAACGATAGAGGGCTCTGCCATACGGGCATATAACGTAGATAGCACGTTGGTTTTTACCAACGTGGCTCACCATGAGGTTAACTGGGATAGCACGTTAGTTTTTACTAACGTGGTCGTGTGATTCTTTTGTGTGAGAGGAGACTCCAAGGGAGCCTTTTGAGATTGTGTTGGATTATACTAGTGACAGTGGAATTCGTATCTCGGCGGATACCGGTACGCTTATTGGGGTGGAGACTTCGGGTGCTCCATCGTACAGTAATATTTAGGAAGCTGTTGCGAACTATGTGAATGCACATTCGTTTGCTTAGGTCGAGATATAACTCTTCCTAGAGCGAATATCGCAAAATACAATCTACGAGAGTAGTTGATTATGTTGCGAGTGAAAGCTGAGCTTTATGTGAAATAGAGGATTGTGCCAATCAACGTTTTAAAGATCACCAGTGACGCGGTGTGACGGTATCATGGACATGAATTGAAATAGCATAGATGTGTAAGTGGGATCTCGTAACCTCTATGATGCGATGGTAGTAGATGAAAGGTAGATACCGCCGAAGGGTCAAGTTAGTTGGAGCTTTAGTCTAACGGGTGCGGATGCCTAGTCCAGTTGTCATTAAACTCTATGCAATTACACCATATATGAATAACGATAAAATGGAAGGACAAGTTGCTACAGCCCTTGGAATGTTACCGAAAGTTATTGGAATGGTTCCGCAAGTTGTTGGAGGAGTGTCAAAGTTGTTTGGTGATGGGTCCTTTAAGGATACGCCGTCTGTTGTGACATCAGGGAGGGGTAACTTTAATGTTACTGATTTGCCCGTGGAGGTTGCCTTTAATGCATTATCGAGTAAGGATTTTGTTGGCGATCAATCAGCTGTAATAGAATCGGAGACGGCATCGAAGTGTGAGAACCTCCTGTATCGTTTGATGATACCCGCAAGAGTTAATACCATTGTGTGGGATATTACTAATTCGACAGGTGTATTGTTGGCTTCATATACTGTTCATCCAGGGGAGTGTGAAGCTTCAGGAACTGCCCCTATTACGGCAGTGAATACGCCAATGTCGTATTTACAGGCCGTGTACCAGTTATGGAGGGGTGGAATTCGTTTCACTTTTGAGTGTTTGCCATCTCATTTCCATCAGGGGCAGCTTTTCATTGCATTTAATCCAACTCCAGATGATATAACTCTAGAGCAAGCAGTGAATTGTACATCAGCTACCATTGATTTGGGAGTGAAGAATAGGACGAGTCTCGATGTCCCTTTTGTGTCTAGATTTGATTATCTTAAAACAACTGACAGTATTGGTTTACCACCTACATCACTGGAAAGTAGTGTTGGACGGGTGCATATGTTTGTGCAGAATCCGCTTGTGAACAATGGAACTGTTGCGAGTAGTATTGACATTAATGTGTACATGAGTGCTTTGGACGATTTTGAACTCAAAGTCCCAAGCCAATTGTCTGGTTCAAGAACTTTTGCGTATGAAGGTGTTTACCAGTGTGGCGGAGTCCGTCATTGTAACGTAGAGGGTGTTTTACAAATGGAGGAAGAAGTTGTGCGTGACGTTGCAGTTGATGTGCCAGTTCATGTACCACAACAGGGTTTAGTTGATAAGACTCTAGAGAATGTTGTGGATGTTGCCAATGTCGTGTCTGCCGACACGATGAATATAATGGAGCGGCAATATTTATTAACTACTGCACAACATTTTAATGTGACAGATATCCAAGGGACTCAACTGTACCAGGCGTTACTGCCAGATGCGTTCTGGCTTAACAAGTTGGCGCCACGTGGATTGTATAATTATCATGAGTTTTTCCGAATGGGTTTTAAAATAACCCTTCGCATAAACCCCACCCAGTTTCATCAGGGTGCTTTAATGATGGTTTGGATGCCTGAGTTAGTAAATGTAGCTGGGCGTTCATTCAATTCTTATACTCAACTCCCCCACGTTATAATGAACGTCGCTACGGAGACGTCAATGGATTTGATAGTTCCGTATTCGCATTTTGCAAAGATAATGCGAACAGGTGTTGGCATGGGGGCCGTTAGAGTTTATGTGTGGAATGTGTTGAGGGCTCCAACTGCTGCAGCGCAAGTCTTAAATTTTTCTATTTGGATACAGGCTTTGAATCCACATGTGGCGGTTAAGAGAGCGTATCTTGGTACGCTTGATGGTGTACTGCAAGGAACGCGTGAACCGTCTGATACTATAACAGGAGGAGTTACAAATCAAGTTGCTTTTAAAAGAGCAGGTATTAATGGGAAGGGTCATATACCAACTGACCATATGAATGTTTTATCTTTATTGCGTAGACCATGTTTTGTATCATCTTCCCTCAATCTTGATTGGGCAACCAACCCGCCTGCATCTGCAGACGTTAATATCACATGGCGGTTTCCCGCTATGTGTGGAAGAACGCATATTTATTTGGCGTCGTCGTATTTGTATGCATCAGGGGCGAATCGTATTCATTTTACAACTAATATAGCACGGGCGTTGAATGCTACATTTATAGCGTTCTGCGATTTTGATGTTGATGTCAAACCGTTGGTGACGGTGCCGATATTGGTGTCGCCACCAGTAGTGAATATGGATCGAGTTATGCGTGGAGCTACACAATGGGCTCCTGCTGAGGAACCTGAGAAGATTATTGAAATTCCACATTATAGGAGGGGACCAATGCAATTGATGCATACTCCAAATGTAGCAGGGGGTGGAGAAGTTTATTTTCCTCAGCTTGAGTTTGCTATAGTACCAGATTCTACTGTTAACACAACTACTGGGCTGAGGATTTGGTCCTTTCACTCTGTTTCAGATGATTTTCATGTTTATTTTCCGCTTAGTGTACCAAATGTCCAGTATACACCAACTGCAGCCGAGTTTCGAGCTGCCGGAAAGCCAGTTCCTGATGAAGTTAATGATATTGAACAGAGACTGCTTCGTGCAGGAATTGAGCCTAATCCGGGTCCCGAACTCGCGAGCGAAAGTGGTTTGTTCTCTTTGGTCATGCGGTTAAATGACTCTATTGCAGGAGCCATTCGAAGGTCCGTAAAGGACACGGAGGGAGTATTGCAGATAGGGGAGATATTGAGTGAGAAAACAGCTACTCTTATATCTGACAAAGTTTTGGCAGCGGCACAACCTACGATGGAGTCTTTTCAGCAGTGTTGCGAGTCGTTTAGATCTCTCGCGGGAGTTACGCAGGCGAAGGTCGATGGAATTGAGGCAGCAGCTAAATCATTTGTGAGTGTTGGTGCTGAGAAAGTTGGTCCTCTTGTGCAGAGTGGTCTTGATAGAATTTATACTTTCATAACCAATGTTCGCGACATTTTGCATGCCGTCTTGAGTTTGGGATGTAATAGAATTGTTCAAGTTTTGGGCGTTTGGAAGTTGATTGACCTATTTTGTAAATGGGGCGCCGATTCCGTGTTAGTGCAGCAACTAGAGAAGCTAGCACGGAAGGTTGGTGTTTTGCAATCAGATGAGTGGATGTCTTTTTTGAGTGAGAATTGTGTGTCTATGGCTGGTGCCGTAGTCACAGTGATTCTTGGTTTGACTGGACATCGTTCTTCCAAGTCCACGAAACAAATGTTCATGCATTATGTACGAGAGACTAGCGCGAACCAAGGGCCTTTGGGCCGAGTGAGCACATTTGTTACTGCCGTAATTGATTATATCTGGGAGGGTACAGGAATGTTGGAAGAGTTTGTTCAGTCGACAGGACCAGAGCAAGTTTCTTTTACCACTATGTATAATTCGCTCCGTAAATCATCGGATTGGGGTAAGCTGAAAGCTGTTCAACCGTTGGTTCAGAAAGCGGAGAGATTTAAGAAACTAGCAGCGTCAGGGGCGCGCTTTGATCCATTGTTTTCGCGAAATGTTCAGGAAGTTATTGAGCATAATGCAAAACTGTGTGCTGAGGATAGGGTTCCACAGCGCATGGCACCAGTCTGCTGGTTCTTGTATGGCAAATCTCGTCAGGGGAAGTCCTACCTTCAGCAACACATATTGCCAGCTTTGTTTTTGAAGCGTATTGGTAAGATTACTCGTTTGGATGAAGCTCTTGCTGAGACGTATGCTATTCCCATGGTGGATGTGAAGCATTGGGAAGGTTATTCGGGGCATTTAGTGTCCAATATCGATGATGCATTTACTGTCCAGGGATCTGATGATCCATCGCGAATCATCAATTTGATTACCCCCGTTGATTTTACAGTTCCAAAGGCTAGTATGGAGGGGAAGAAGGATAAATTTGTTTCCATTGGAGTGGGAGTTTCATCTAACTGCATTAATTTTAGTTCATTAACGCAGATAAATAATCCCAAGGCTCTTGCTAATCGTTTAATGGAAAATGCTGTTGAAGTGGAGAAGAAAGCGGGTGATTTGTTGCCTGAAGTCAAGGATATTAGCAATCTTGACGAATTGTATGCTTTTTGTGATCGGCATTGGACGTTGAAAAGGTTGCGCCTGACCGGGGCTGATTCTATCACGGTTAGTGCTGAACGACCTGTTATCACTATGAAGGAATTTATTGATAACTTAGCAGTTACGTATACTAAGTTATCGTCAGAGCGTGATGTATTCCATGAATGCTTTAAGCAGATGCAGGGAAGCACAAATGGTGATGTTTATGAGGAGGCTGACACAGGGTGCACTAAATGTGGAACCCTATGTTGTTCAGGGTGTAATGGGGAGAGAGTTCTCTTTTCTAATTACACCTATTCAGATGCAGTAGCTGGTGTAATGCGATGTGAGAAGCTATTAAGTGGAACACGAAGCCGTGCACCAAGTCCAAGTGCAGGGATTCGCGCCTACTTTCCGACAACTAGTACGCATGAAGTTGATCTCGTTGTTGCGGCCTTAGAACATGACCTAGAGGAAGGGATCGTGGACATGAACAAAACTGTTTTAATCCAGATGGCGCGTATAGCTCTGGAAGATGCTGAACCTATATATGGGCACTCTTTGGAGGATGCCCTTAAGGAGAGGAGTATTCGAAAGATCTTTGGAGCTTTGGTTCCGAAGACAACAGAAGAAAAGCTCCCCATATGGAAGGGTGTTGCTAAGTGGGCTGCCATTTTGGGAATTGTAGGGAGTGGTCTTTTACTCCTTAAGTATGCTTGGAGCGCGCTACGAGGGTTGTTGACTGGCGTGTTGCAGGGTACTATGTATGATGGAGCTGCTATTCGCCGGCATATGCCTGCGAAAGGCGTTGTGCAAGATGTGGGCGTCAAGGAAAAGATTCGTCGTACTGTTCGGTGGGTCGAGTTGTACCATCTTGATGACCCAGCTTACGGTATTCACGGGATGCATTGCATTATGCTCGAAGGGAGATATGCGCTGGTTCCGAATCATTTGTACGAACATTATGTGCGCTACAATAAGAATACTGTTGAGCGTGTTGTTGGAGCGCGTATTCGTCTCGCAGAGGCGTGGTATCCTTTTATCATTGATGCAACTAATTCTGTGCGCGTGAAGTGTGCTGACGAAAATGAGAATGTTGATTTACGAGTTGTGTACTTGTTAGGAGCTCCCATAGCTGGGTGCCCTCACATCTTACATTTTATTCCTACGGCGAGGGAAGTGCAGAACTTAATCGGTACTGAGATGGGTTGTGATATTCTTACTCCAAACGTATCTGACCGTGTTGATGTTCCGGTCATTGTGACAACTCGAGAAATGGCGCGACTGGAGAACAATGAGTTCCTTATCGCCAAAATAGGCGAAATTGATACCCAGGGTGGTGATTGTGGACGACCGTATGTGTGCCGTGAGGCGCGCATAAAGAGTCCTCTTATTGCTATTCACGGGGCGCGTTTTTTCCGGTCGAAGACGTGTGGAGCTACCCAACTTGTACGTGAAGAGATAGAGGTAGCTTTGACAGCCCTTAAGAAGCTCATTCAGTTTCCGGTGTGTCATGTTAATGATGAGGTTGGAGACCTTGAGTGTAACGGTGAAGTTCCCAAGGGGTGGATACCGGGAGTGGAAGTTTTGGGTGAGACCAAGTGGTGTGGAATAGATGTTTTGGTGCATGTTCCTACGAAGACTGATAAGAGACGATGGCTGAATCATCCGAAATGGAGTGATTCTTTTAGACCGTCTGCTAAAGGAACAGTAGGAGATGTTAGAACATTGGAGACTAACGTGTCACAGAAGTACACACCAAAACCAACAGGGTGTATCACGAGCCAAACCTTTTTGAAGTGTGTGAAGTTCTACACGCAAAAGATTCCTAAATTGGATGAGGTGTGGTCAGAGAGTGATTCCATCAACGGGCGTGGTAGCATGATGCCTTTACAGATGAACACTTCTTGTGGATACTGGTCGAAGTACTTTGCTAATGGTAAGAAAGAGTTCTTTGACCAGACAATTTCCGCGACGGGTAGTGTTTATTCATGGTCGTCGAAAGCCCTTACGTGGAAGATCCCGGAGGTAGGGTTGACGTTTGTTGATCATTTGCGTGATTGTGACCGGAAACTCGAAATTGGAGTAAAACCTCTGTTCATGTGGGTGTCGACTAACAAGGATGAATTAAGACCTATTGAGAAGGTTGAAGCTGGTAAGACAAGAGTTTTCGAGCAACCGCCGTTGGAGCTTAGTTTATTGTTGAGGAAGTATTTTGGGCCATTTCTCAATTTTATTAAGGATAGCCCAGGTTTCTTGACTCACTCAGCAATTGGGATTGATAAGGAAGTCGTTTGGGGCGCAATGTGGGAGGCGTTGCGCTCAAAGTCAGATGTTGGCTTTGACATAGATTACTCCAATTATGATGGAAGTGTACCGTGCATTTCCTATGATTTCTTTCGGGCAGTGACAGATGTCTGCATGCCTGAGAGTACAAAAGTGCAGAGGCATGTACTTCTAGATGCCATGCAATATTCAACGCTTGTGTGTCGGAGAACTGTTTTCAGAACGACGCAAGGCAATAAGTCGGGAAGTCCGCTTACAGATGTGTTTAATGGTGTCACCAACAGTTTTATGCTGTTGTTGTCATACCTTAATGCGTGTCAATTGCGGGGTCAGCCGACGACATTCGACAACTTTCATCGAGATGTTCGAATGATTACGTATGGTGACGATGTTATCTGTAGTGTAGCAAAACCGTGTACAGATTATTTCAATCGAGAATACGTCGCGCAAGTAGCGTCCAAGTTTGGAATGAAAGTGACGTCAGCGGCTAAGACTGGTGCTTTGTTGCCATACGAAAAGCTTAGCAACTTGAGCTTTATCAAGTTGAGTTTCCGTGAAGAGGGAGGACTTGTGATGTGTCCTTTGCCCCTCGAGGTGATTTGGAGAGTAGTACAATGGACTGACAAGAATAATGTTGGAGACGGGATCGCTCTAAGGGCCATAGCGGGTGTAGCGGTGCGAATGATGGCGCACCATGGACGGGAAAAGTTGGAAACGTTTCTCGCCCAATTGTCTGAGGCTGGAATGCCAATGGAGTTCGATTACGAGATGTTTCGTGTTGATCTCCTAGCATTGCAGGATGGATATGAGTTTCCCGTGGGATGAGATCCCCCGTGTAGTTCAGACGCGGCTCAAGGCCGGGAGTCTTTCCCGGTTGATCTCCGACATTGTGGGTGTTGGAGGCGGACGATGATGTATGATACTCGGTGTTGCCTGTCTATGTGTAAGTTCCCTTAGGGGTTTGGAAAGTAGACGTATGGTTTGATACGCCCTGTAGGCTGTCTAGTCCTGAGTAGGAGCAGATGTCTGCATGCCTGAGAGTACAAAAGTGCAGAGGCATGTACTTCTAGATGCCATGCAAT